CTGCCATCTTAGGCCCAGCTTGTCGCATCTGTTCGATAAGACCTTGATCTAGTCCACGTTGTGCCAAAATCTCAAGGTTCTGTGACCACTTGTCCACTGCGTCAATATTTTGTTGCAAGTTAGCAGTCATCTGCTCTGCAGATAAGGCGGTCTGTTGCTCGATAGCCTGGAAAGCGTTCTGTACTTCACCTCGAAGCGCTTCATACTGGGCTTTCATGTCTTCCACTAGCTTACGCTGGGTATCGTCCATAGTATCCCATGATAGCTTCATACGACCAGAAGCGTCCTCAACCGCTTTAGCTTGCGCCTCGTTAGCACTAGCGATTATGTCAGTGGCCCGCTGTTCAGAGTCAGCAAGTGACTTCTTGCTTTCTTCTAGAGACTTAACCTTTTCTGCAGCATCCTTAATTATCCCATTCCGTACTTCTTCTTTTTGGGAATTGGATAAAACACTAGCACCGTATTTGCCCTCTGCATTGTCAAGTTTCTCTAATTCTTCTTTCTGCTTCTTCTTAACATCTGCGATCTTGTCATCGACTTCTAGTCTTTGCTTGGCAATTTCTACCAGTCGTTGGTTTGCCGCCTCTGCTTCTGCAGATTGTTTGGAGATTTCAATCTGCTTACGGATAGCTTCTGCGGTCATGTTGATAGTGCCAGTTGCCTTATCATATGCGATGTTTAAACCGTCAATCCGTGAGTTAAGAATTTCAGCCGATGAAGCAAGCTCTTTCTTCTGTGCAGCAGTCTTATTCTCAACATGGCTTAATTCTTCAATCTTCTTGACCAGTCGCTCGTTATCATCTGCAGTAGCCTTGATCTCGCGTCTACGGTCTTCGTAAGTCTCATTGCCTTGCTTGATGCTGTCGTTGAGACTAGTGATAGATTGTTTGTATTCTTCTGCTTTGGCTTTGGCCTCTTGAAACTCTTTGCTACCTTGTGATAAGTGGTAGGCTAGTCCAGCGATAGCACCGATAACCATCAAGACACCACCAGATGATAGTGTTGCTAAAGCCCCAGAAAGCCCCGTAGTAGCCCCCTGTGCCACTATAGAGGTGCTTGCTAGGGTTGTTAGTGAGGTTGCAAGGTTAGCGATCAAGCCACCAATTCCCTTGATGATAGCAAGGCCAAGCATAGCACCCTTAAAGGCTAGGATTGCCACGACTGCCCCACCTAAAGCGTGAAGTAGTGGGTCAAGGATAGGTTTCAGATACCCAAGCGCTTGCACAAAGCCTTTTAGAATAGGTGTAGCGCCATTGATAGCATCAACGATAAACTTAAACACGCTATTTACTACTGCTTTTATACTGTCCAAATTCTGGGCAATGCTTTTACCAGTAACAGCCTTGCTTAATTTATCGAAAGCATCAATCACATTAGCGATACCTTTGGCTACTGCGTTAACGATATTACCGAATGATGTACGGATACCCTCGCTATTCTTACGAGCCATTTCAGCAAAACCATTAGTGCCTTTGTTAAGTTCAATCAGACGCTTGCTAAAGTCTTGGAACGTGATTTGTCCACTTTGTAATGCTGCATAGAAGTCTTTTTGAGCCGATGCACCGGCAAAACCAAAACTTTCAGCGGTTTTCTGCAAAGCATAAGGCATGGTCTCTTGCAATGTCTTCCAAGATTGCATATCAACCTTACCAGCAGATAACATCTGGGTATATTGTTGCAAACCACGACTGGCATCTTCTGTAGATGCACCAGAGGCCAAAAACGCATTATTTAGAGCGATTGTTAACTTGGTAGATGTCTTCAAATCGCCAGTCATAGAGGTTAGTTTTTGAGTGGTTGCCACAACTGTATCTAGTGTTGTAGGCAAGCCCTCAATGCCCTCTGATAGCGTCTTAGTGGACTGCGCTACATCCTTGGACGAATGCCCAAGGGATTGCATGACCTTCGGAAAGCGTTGTAAGGTGTCAAAACGATCAATAGCCTTGTCCAGTGATGCAGTGACTAAATCAAGGCCAGCGTTAACTGCCTTGAATGCAATAGCACCGGCTGAAAAGTTCTTGATGCTTTCTTTTAGCTTGTCAAATTTATTAGCGCTTTGTTGGGCTTGATCTGCACTGCTTTTTACAATGTCTTTAAATTTGACAATACCGCTACCGCTTTGAGAAGCAACCTCGCCAGCTTGTCGGATTAAATCAGCGCTTACCTTAAAGCCATTACCACTAGTTTTAGTGATTGTGCTTGCTTCTTTGACTTTTTCTGCAGCATCCTTGAAGGCATCGCCACTATTTTTAGTTAGTATTCCAGCTTCTTTAACTTTAAAACTTGCAGTCTTAAAATCATCACTACTGCTTTTAGCCTTAGTGCCAGCGGTTTTCACTTTTTCACTTGCACTCTTAAAGCCATCAGCGCTATTCTTGGCACTGTTGCCAGCTTCTTTCAGTGAGTTACTAGCGTTTTTAAAACCATTAGAAGAGCGTGTTGCGTCTGACTCTAGCTTTTTTAAATCACTAGCCAGAGCAGATAACTTATTACCATTGACTTGCACATCAATGACTATTTTTCCGTCTGCCATCTATTCCTCCTCTCTATCTAATCTGTATTTGTTTTGTAGTTTACGCATATTAGCCTTGTAGTCTGCCGGATCGTGTGGTTTTGGCTTCCAGTCTCTTATCTGTATCAAGCGGGCGACTGGTGTATTGTCTGGCATTCCATTTAGCAATGCAGAAAATTCTTGCCATGTCATTTTCCCTTGTTCTTCAAAGAGGTTGATACCATAGACCATCCTAAAACTAGCATAGATGTCGCTTGCATCTTCTTCGATGTCTAGCAGTCTTACCTTGTCCATTTCTTCCTTAGGTACGGGCATAGGATTGCCATTTCTATCTAGTACGGGCTTTTCTTTCCTCGTCTTGATGAAATGCTCATCTATGTATTCCCAGACCGTGAGGAAGGTAAGAGCGTCTGTTATATGTTGTCCAGTCATGATTTGTACTGCCACTTGGAATTTTTCCAATTCATTTAGTAAATCATCTGCGAATACCTCAAACACATCTAGCACCGTGTCAAAAGAGCAGTCGATATCGTACTCTATCCCGTCCAGCTCAAAGCTATTAAGTAGAGGCTCATTTAATTTCATGAGCGTGTCCTACTTTTTTGTTTTGCGTTTTTTCTTCTCTGATTTCTGGAGATAACGATTAGTACGCTCATTAACCTTATCAGCACGCTCTTTCTGGATCTTCTCTAATTCTTTGGCCACAAGTTCATCCACTTGTTCAAGCGCATCACCAAGGGCTAAATAGTCTGGATATTTCCCGTATAGTTTGGCAAAAGTTCCATCCCCGAAAAACGCATCATACTTGATTTCAAGTAGTTTCTTTTCCATTTCAATCGCTTGCTGTGCTACCTTGGCATCAATAACACCCTCTTTCACATCGTCAAACTCGCCATTTTGAGAGCGTTCTACAAGTTCCTTCTGGTACTCGTTAAAGCGGTCAGTGATTGTCTGTGGCACATCTGCGAATTTCACTAGTGCCTCGGTTGAAGTGTCAAACCAAAACTCAAAGTCTCCAATTTTAATAGGGAAACCAGAGCGTTCAATGTTAATGTTAATAGTCATCTTTAAATCTCCTTTTCAGTACAAAAAAAGAGCGCTACCTTTGATAGATAGCGCCTCGAATGGGTGTTAACCCACGACTGCGGTAGTTTCTGGAAGCGTATTGTAAGAGATTTTGCATCCGAATTCTTCGTAGTCTGCAGCAGCACCAGAACCCGCCTTGATATCAGAAACGGTAGCAATACCCACTGTTTCATTCTTTTTATCAGCATCTACGACTTTGTGCCAAACCAAACGATCATTACCAAGTTTGTATTTAAGTCCAGCGATGTGCTTCATGGCTGGGTCTTCCTTGTCATAAGTGCCTTTGAAAGTGTAAGATCCTTTAACAGATGTAACTGTTGTTTCTTCTGTTCCGTCTCCATCGTAGTAAGCTACAGAAGTTGTAGCTTCGTCTGTGTCATCCGTTACGTCTTCAATCCATTTAGCCAGTTCCAAGTAAGCAGATTTCTCTGGCTTTTGTTTTGGATCAGTTACGGGTGCGATAAAGTGCCCACGGAGGGCGTTTTTAAAACGTGCCATATTTTAGTTATGTTCCTTTCATTTTGAAAATACTGTGATATTCGCTTGAATATCTTGTAGATAGATGTAATATCCTTGATCGTCTCTGTCGTTTAAGAACGGCATCGTGACTGTTAGATTGTCAAACTCATAAGAACCATTCTTACTTGGCAATTCCAGATTAAACTCTGAAAGTGCCTCGTTGATAGCCCAAATACAAGTGTTAGCTTTGCTGTGACTTTTCGTTTTGATTGCAATCTCAAAGGGCAATGTGACATCTTTTGCCTCATCCATATAGAGCGTATTGACTTTGCCACCAGCAAGCGGATAACAGACAAGACTCTCGTCCTCGTCTAAGTAGTCCATACGGCAAGGGATAGGCAGATTGAGAGTGTTGATGAAGCTATTGAGTTGCTCTAAAAAGTCGTTTTTACCGATATTTTTTGTCATAATCCCATAGCCTCCTTGCCTTTTTCTGCCCACCTGCTACCATACATAGCGGTAGCCTTTAAATCCCATCGCTTACCAGTGCCAGCGGTTGTGTACTTGCTAAAAGTGAAACTGCGATACTTGTTATAAGCAGACCCGTAAAATTGCGCTCTTGCATAGACCGTGTTATAAACAATCTTGTTACCCGATACGTGGGCAGAACCTCTCAAAGCACCACCAACAGAAGGGCCTCTATATGGGACAAATTGCTCCATATCTAGCATTGCTTGGTTAGCTATCGCATACTCTGCTTTCTTGCGGTTCGCTTCCGATGTCTTCTTCTTCGCACCGCTCAAATCAACCTTAATAGCGATACCCATTAGATCACCTCAATTTCATACGTTAAAATACGCTTGTTTAGAGGGTGTCTGTTTGGGATAATTCGGCTGATAATGTAGGCTTGGTTATCCACAATCAACTGGCCGTCAATGTATGAGTTGTCAATCTCTACATTGCAGTAGTCTGTATCAATGTACAGCACACCTACATAGTTAACCGTGCGGTTCTTGCTTGCACCAGATTTCTGCGATTGAACGTGGTTCGTGCTTTGGTCAAACCGACAAGGTTTGATATACAAGTCATTGCTAAACAATTCAGCGCCCCACTCATCCATGCCGATGCGCTTCTTGATGATAGCTTCATCTACTAACATTCGTTTATCGATCATAGCAGACCCCACTATAATTAAATCCAGCCATATTCAGCCAGTTTTCAGCATCCAAGCATAGATTGTAGTGCTTGCCAGCCGTAGCCGTCTGTGTGCTATTTTGATAGCTTACAGTAGTACGTCCGACTGTAACACTTGCAAGTGATTGTTTTTCTTCTGCAGTCATCACTCCAGTGCGTTCCAGATAAGATATCTGGTTAGCGACTGCATTCTTGACCGCTTGTTTCCGTGGCTCAAAATCATCACTAAAGTCCTTGTATGCGTAGAAGTTGCGAATATACAAGTTGACGGTCATTTCTGCCCGCTTGTACAATTCGTCAAATCTATCTGTCACATCAAAACCTAAGTCAAGGTATTCATCATAAGACAAATAGGTCATTGTCATTCCCCCTTTAAAATTAAAAGAGGCTGACTATGCTTCAACCTCTTCTGTCTCTTCTTTTTTGTTGTCCACCCGTACCAAAAACGGGCTTAATTCTGGGTGCGATAATGCACCACGCTTATTAAAATCATCTGCAGTCTTAACTGGCAAGTCGTAGATTTCGCCTTCAATAAAGGATTGATCTAGTTCATCACCCGTAAAGACTACGTTTGATGTTGCTTTGTATTTAGCCATTTGACTTACTCTTCCTCGTTACCTTTTTCTAAAAGGGCTGTAAGATCCTTTTTAGTAACTTTCCCATCTGGAAGTGGGATAGAACGCTCTTCGAGAAGGGCTTTCAATTCATCCACGGTCATTTTATTGTAAGGGTCAGAAACAGAGTCTTTTTCCTCTTTCTTCT